TACCTGCCAGGTATACCGCCGAGCATTCATCAAACTGTAAATTCTGGCGTCCTATATCTGAATACACACTGCATGTTTGCTTCTTTTGAAGCATTCATAAAATTCTCTATAGATAACCCCAACCTGCATAATGCTGCAGCAGAATCAATTTACAACCACTTTTATCCAAACATGCAAATGATTACTCATAGACTTAATTATTTTGCTTATTGGAGCCAACCACCTATTGATGACCAACCACCCATTATCTTACACTTTCATGGGCCTAAACCGAACTGGGATGCTAACTGTCCATCTGTAGACTCTTTAAACACGATCGAATACCGCCACAAAAGACAATTGTGGCGGTATTGGAGATCTTTAATTAATATTCCATTTTAGACTAAGTAGGCATGGCACAAGTATCATTGTCACAATAAGTGCTGCCGATGGCCTCGGTGATATAATCACTATAGTCGGTTTGTTTAATCTTAGAATTGTATTCCATTACTTCTTCCGGAGTGCATGGCTCATATGGCGCTTGTGCGTACCCATGTCCCATATGAGGCAAGAAACTAATGCCCTTAATCTGATCTTCATATGCTTCCAACACCCTTTCGATCTCTGCCCTCTCGGAATATTTAAACTTTACGGTACAAGACACTTGATTGTCAGCCCAATAACGTTGATAATCTGCAGCATTCGCCATTTGTTCCCAAATCGTCACATTCTCTACGGGTCTGACTCTCTCATCACAAACTGCAAATCTGACAACGACTGTTCTATCGGGATCACTAACCGATGGTTCAATATGATAACCAGCATCGTTGAGGATTTTTACTAGAATGCTGTCCTTAGCGATTCTGACTCTCCTCCAATAAGTAGCAGCCTCTGGATGATGAATACCAGGGGTGGCTCCGGCTACTAATGAAACTGTGCCGGAAGGCTTGACTGATGTGACTTTTATCGACTTTTGGATGCACAACCATTCAGAGTAGATTTCATCCCATCTGCGGATTTCGTTATAACCTGCATCGCAGAAATCAGCTAACACAGATCGTCGCCCAAACTTCGCAAATGCTTGGATAATACCGCTTTGTGATAAGCCGATCCTTCTGTTTCTGAGTGTCACTTGATTAGTTCGAGGATTGTGAGTCGGTAATAAAGTCACGGTCTTAGCGTAAAGATATGCAAACTTCAACGTTCGCATGTAGTCTTCGGCATCATCGTGGTTAGCAGGGAAAGACTCTACCAAGTTACACAGTTCGTAGGACTCTAAAGACTGTTCAACGCAAGGGTTACTGCCCATCACGCGCCCGTCGATCCCTGGTTGTCTACCATCGACTAGACGTCCGTAATCTCTCATGTTATCTAACCATATGAGTCCCGGCTCGCCGTTCACAGCTATCTGTTCCGATATCTCAGAATAATTCATTCCTATGGTAGCAAATATCGAATTGTTAGAAGCCCATCGATGATGATTCATTGCATTCCATGTCTCGACTGCTTTAGCCAATCGATTTAATGGAATACCAGTTTGGGCAAAGTCTTCGACTTTTGCTTGAGGACATGCGCCATTATCACTCTTCGAAGCTTCCATCCACAATCTGCCTGTCACTTCATCGAACTTGCTGATTTCTTCTGGGTTAAGCGTCTTTTTATAGTTCTTCATCGAGGTGTAGTTAGCATCAGTGGCCTCGCCAAATGCAATTTCTGCTGTCCTACGAACATTGCCCGCTACCACACATCGACCGATATAATTCATTAGATCCGTAATGTCCACACTATCCAAAGTCTTACCTACTTTACCCTCCAAATGCTTCTCTATCAACCCATGCAATTCAATCAATATACCTGAACCTGACGCTTTGCCTCCAAATCCATTAATCACCTCTCCTGCCTTGCGAATAGCGGAATAATCAAATTCTAACTTACCTTCAGATGATTTGTTAGTATAAGACCAAATCAACTGCCTAACAGAATCGACCCAGCCTTCTCTACAGTCTTCGACTTTGTATACTTTCTTTTGGCTGCTTGGCCGATTAATGTAAATCCTTCCGGCACCCTTGGTGTCAAATCCCACTCCCACACCTAGCATTGACATGTCCATCAAAAAGCAAAAAGGCTCTGCCGGGTCTGATTCCATCAAATCGTGAGTGCTGCAGAAACCACAATTGTTCAGCGCTGCTGAGCCACGTTCCCACATGAACTTAGTACCCATCATCCATAAGCCACGTCCGGGAGGCAAAAATTTAAAACTCCACATTCTTTCGAACATTTCGTGAGCGGATGCTAAAGCTTTCTTGTAATCCCATGGAATGTGCAATCTGACGCAATGTTGCCGTTGAATTTCGTAGCATCCTTCGACTACTCTTTTTAGAGTATCCAAAAATGTCTCTTTCGAGCCATCTTCTTGGACACGAGAGTATGTGCGGTAGAACACTAACTCTCCTAGCCCATTAAATCCGAATTTCGGTTGCTTGGTTTTGTACTGATTGATGAAACCATCATCCAATCGGAAATGGTCGCTCTCAGCACTTGCGTTCTTAGCACCAAAATACAACTCAGAAATATTCACTTTCATGGCGATCTCCAGTCACTTCCAAACAATTGTTTAGTTACTTTCTCATTGTGCGCGTCAGACAAAAACTCTGCTCTTAACAAATACAATGATGTTAATGGTGGCAATAGTCTAGCTTCTAATGCATTGCTCTGAATATGAACCAAAGCTTTACTGCATACTTTAGAAATAGCGATAAAATGGTCTGAAATTTGGTTTCCACGGTACCATATGGTAAAATTAGAAAATGCTCTGGCGTTTGACCGATGTAATAGCACAGTTAAAGGATCTGCACTGCCTATCTTATCATCGAACCATGATTTCATAGATGTTAAAGAATTTAGTGTATTGTTGTTATCGATTTGCTCTTGCGTCAATATTTGATAGCATATGTTTAACATATTAGACTGATGCACTGCAGCTAAGCCTTTTTTTAACACGCCTCTCATTTTTGCTTGTGCTACTGCGATCCATATAAACCTTTTGGCGGTAGATTCGTCGAAATCCCATTCGTTAAATTTTGTAGCAATGGCTTTCGCAAACCGCCATTGATAAGTCTTAGTACAATCTGTAGCTTTAGGGAATTTTATTTTGAAGCCGTGCTGTAAATATGCATCAGAACACCATTGCCATACCAACAATACTCGTTCGTCAGACACCAATGTGTTATTCATGGAACAACTAATACGAGGAACGATCATGCAAGAAAATTCTCCTTCTGAAACACCGCAAGCCGACGCTAGCCTCTACGAACAACGTTTTAACTTACTCACAGACGGCTTCGGCGAAAAGTGCGAATCAGAAAACGTCAACACAGCGATTGCCATCGCTATTCATCCGCTCGAAGAACGCCCAATCGTTTTTGCAAGGGGACACAAATACGATATAGCCAAATTGCTAGCACTTCTGCTTAAAGGCTTAAGAGCGGAAATGATGGAAGAACTAGACAGCCATCCAGGATCGGATTATTCTAGGGGTGATTAATTATTATCGATACTAAACAAATCTTCGATTCGTTTTTTTAATATATCATCTGTTATCTGAGAATAACAGTCGATGAGAACGCGATGAATATTATTAGTATAGTCTAAAGACCATTTGTATATTACCATAGACAACTTGCCGAAGACTATAGGTATGCATGGGTCTTCAGCATGCTGTTTAATATAATCGACACAATATTCTATCATTTTGTCTGCTTCTTTATCATCATCTGTGATATAACTCGCTATAGATCCTTCTACAGAATTAACCATTTTATTATAATCTGTAAATGAATATATCCTCCTTTGATCTTGGTCGTATACAACTATCCATAACTTTATCACTTGATCTCTTTGCACATATATTCCTTATAAAAAGATTCACTTATAGTCATAAGCTTATCTATCGCACAATTTCCACCTTCGGTCAATCGGATTATATCATTATGTGATAATTGTCCGCATCGATCTGGGTAATATACTTCTATCATTTCAGAGTCAGTATAGGCGGCAAAAAAATGTGGTACTAAAGAAGCAACGCAATATGGTTTATTTATCTCCAATTTTGTCTCACATATTTGCGGCCCGAATAATTCAACTATGTGCACATCGCCGCTAATCAAAATAAATTTATTAGCTTTTTGCGTGTGATAATGCAGTGAACAGTAGCCACCTTGGTTGATTATCAATTCGTGCTTGCTGTAATATAAAGAATCTTCAAGGATCTTAGTCTTACCCCAAGGTTTTAGTTCCCATTTCATCTGCTAGTTCTCAACCCACCTGGTGGTGGCGATTTTTCATAATAGTAAGATGTCTTTCTATTACCTTCGACGATTATTTCTTCTAGTCCGATGCCCGTCCCTCCGGCTACAGCGTTTAGGCCAGTCGGTACTATATTGTCTAGTGGAGATAGCAAGTCTATATATGTGACACCATCCACTGATTCCAATGATTCTATGAAATTGGAGACATAAAACGCTTCGCCCATACTCCATTTGGCAATGTCAAAAAAAGCTGTTATAGCTGCTTCTATTCTTCCCTTGACCACGGACGCATCTGCGTTTCTATTGATGATGATATTCACATCGATATCTATTGGTTTTATTATACCATCGAGAATAACAGTGTGGTCTGTTAGTACATTTAAATCACTAAAATAGGTAGCTAATCCTGCTTTAAGCCCGGCATTCGATTTAGTCAGTAGTCCATCAGCACCCGCTGCTAATACGTAAATTTCTACTCTATTAGCATTCAAGCCAGTTCTTATAGTAGCGACTGCTTTACTAACTGCGCCATACACTGGATGCGCAAATGAAATGGCAGCTTGAGCATAATCGTCTGCCGTGACTATGCTTCTCTGCAGAGCATAGTCTCTTGGTGCTCTTCTTTTAGCTTCTGAGATAGTTTCTCTGTCGGTGCCACCTACCGATGGTGAAATGTTTCTAAATCTGACTGTAGTGGCAATGTTAGCTGGCGGTTGGGGTATAAACTGCAATGTTTGATCTATCACTCCGACGCCAATTCTACCTCGCTTGCCACCACCGATTCTGAATCTAAAACTGATAACGGCTCCAGACGCAGGGATCTTACCTGTTACATCATCGCCAAATCTAAATATCACACTATCCTCAATGAAATTCACTTCGACTACTTTAGCAGTGGGTCCATAGCGCTCTAACGGGTCTTCGGTGACCAAATATTCTTCACTATATGTGCCATATTTTAAAGTAACAAATATAGGGCTAACAAGTACATCTTTAAGAGTTATAGTAAAGGTCTGATTAGCGCTACCATCACTTACTTCAGTATATGTAGAACTCAACGACCCCTCTAATCCATAAGCCACTACGCCTCGTTTCCCAGCGGGTATTATAATATCGCTGGTCCAATCTCCTGGAGCACGATATATTTCATAAGTAACCGTTGTGTTATTAGCACCTAATATGGTTAGCTTTGTAGCCGGTGGTATGTAAAGATCAGAAAATAAAGTCTGATCTACTGTCAGCGCAATATCCGTTATAGCTGGAGTTTGCCTTTTGATCCTTTGGTTTATCAATGCTAAGTGATTTAAAACAGCTTCTTCAGTTATGGCTGTGGGTAGAGTGGCTTCGTTAGCTAGAATATCAGACCTTAAAGCTAATTTTGCAGTCACACTTGCCAAGATCTCTATCAGCATTATGACGCCATTGCTTGCCATGAAGTCGTTAAAATCTTGCGGATAATACGTCTGAATATACTCGACCATAGCTCTACGCGCGGCAGTAAAATCCAAGCCACTAAAATCGATTTTACGCAAGTCAGCTGGAGGCAACACTACCCCAAGCTGGTCGGGAGTAGTGGGTAAATCGAATAGTGTAGGCTCAACCATTTGCGGCTCCCAAGCTGCGAATATTCGTTTCTATTAAGAAAGAAATTCTCGGATCTTTTGCTAATTGTACCTTGATTTTGACCGCCATTGAGTTAGCCACACTATTAGGAATAATATCCACTGACGTTACATCTACTCTACCTTCATACCTAGTTATTTTATCAATTATTTCCGCCCGAAGATTCGATATGCTGTCATTGTCCATTCTTTCAAAAACAGCCGTTCTCAAATTCACACCAAAAGCAGGCCTCATCACTCGTTCGCCAGGTACTGTCAACAGCAACTGTAGGATATCATTGCGAATGATCTGCTCGCCTTCTTGCCTCGACATAATATTTTGCAATCCGCCAAAAAACGGCGGGTTATACCCATAAAATTCTAATGCAGCTTCTTTTATCATCATTTCACCAATGCACTGATAGAACGTAAACTGTCTAATGTCTTCTTAGCTAATACTGAATATTCATTTGCATCAACCACAGCTTTGTCTCGCGTTTTAAACGCAATGTCTCTTTTAATTTTCAATTTATTTATGAGTGCCATTATAGCATCGAATTCGCCAGTCGTGCCGTTTACTTCAGTATTCGTATTTATAGTTAATCCTAATGCGTCTATTACTTTTGTGGTTTCGTTTATAAGTTTTTGATTATCGTTAGCTATCTTTTCAGTTTGTAATCTCAGTCGCTTATATTCGTTTAATTTATTAGTCAGAAGTTCCTTTGCAGTCAAGGCAATATCATCTATGACCAATTCTTCTTCTGATGTGACATCCATCGAATCGTAGTCAATTGTTGTAATATTATGTCTTATTTCTGTCGAATAATCTAAGCCCATAGGCAAAATCGTTTTACCAGTCAACTGGTTAAATTCTAATATGTCACCAATATCATAACGCTGTTCTCCGTATCCTCTTTCTGTTTTAGCCACATTAGACACAGTAAAAATCAAAGCGCCAGCATTTTTCCTTCGCTTGCTCACATCTTTTTCTGGTAAGTCTTTTATACCATTTATAAGACCAATAGGTACTTTAGGGAACAATAAATTACTTCTAGGAGGCGTAGTATTGCTGATTAAAAATGTGATACTAACACTATCTGATTCCTTAATCGGTATTACACTACGATAGAGTCCAGTTGGCACACTAATGATCATTATTCTTACCTTATTATATGGGATGTTCCACTTCTTCTCTTGGACATTCCTCAAATGGTACATTGTAACTCTTGGCTCTATCAACAGGCTCCAATTGTTTAGGAACTTCAGGCATCGGTATTTTGTTAACAACTGCGCCGCCGGGGTTCGGAGAGCTTTCAACAGTAGCTTTGTGAGAATGTGCTGGTTTTCCGCCTACCGATATTTTGACTCTCAACCCGTCATAACGCCCTCTGAAGCTTGCGGCGTTAACTCTTACATTGGTACTTACAGCGGCTCCGATAGTCATCTTCGTTCCGCCGGCTTGCATTTTGATAGCGTTACCAGCCTTCATGGTTATGTTTTGCTTGGCTTCTAAACTTATATTTCTTTCAGATATTATATGCACATCTCTGTTTGCATAAATGATTGTTTTACCGTCTTTGTTATAGACCACTATTTCTTTCTTAATTTCATCCATATACATATACATCTTACGTTTCTTTGGTGCTCTCCATATCCCCAATTGGAAATATTTAGAGAACCACATGCCTCTGTGCTGGCAATCTACTAATTCTACCCACGGTCCGTCGCCGCCTAAACCATCACGCGCTTCTAAACCTTG